AAGAATCTGTGAGTAGTAGAAGATAGAGGATCTGAGACAGCTGTCTTCATTTTAGGCTCATTCCAAAAGTCATTGGTTAATCTAGCACCATCTTGTATTAATTGAACACTATCTGAGTTACCAAAAACTTGAATACCATCATAAATTTCTGCTCCAGCTGCTTGTGTAAGTGAACCATCATAAATGTGTTCAGAAGCAGCATCATCTACATTACATCCGTTTATAAGCGAAATGTTTGTATCTGCACCTCCACGATCGGATGGTGTTTGGTCGATGATTGATAGTTCATCATCTCCAACATCTTGTTCGTCATCAGCTAGTGCTGATAATCCCCTGTGGAGTTCAATTGTTTTTGCGTAGGTAGGGGCTGTTCCAGCGTGTGCGTCCCCAATATAGCGAACATCTAATGCTCCACCATTTCTTGTTATGCTCCAATCAGCTAATACAAATGCCATATCTTTTTAATTTATAATAATTTAAAATCCCGCTCTGATGGTTTGATTACGTATAAAACCCTTAATTTTCTTTTCTTATCTATGATGTCAAAATGTCTAATGGTCAAATTTTCATCAGAAACATTTATCATTAGTACTTCTTTACTCCTTGTAAAGCTAAAAAAGGTTTGACCCTCAGTATTTACGCTTTTATACTTAAATTTCTTATCAAAGGCTTCTTTAATAATAGATTCAAATCCTGAGAGTAAATCAAAAGGGAAGTCAAGTTCCTTTACATCCTCATTGAATGACTTATTTTTTACCTTAAGTTCTACTAGTATTCCTTTCATTTTTCTATCTTATATTTTTTAACTAAATATATAGTTTTTATCCCATAAATATATAATTTTTATACCACAAATAAAAATCTATTTATAATTATATATAATTAAAGAACTCTCCCTGTTCCACTATTATATACAATAGCTTTTTCATCTGATGTCAATACTCTATTCCAAATACATACTTGATCTAAATTTCCAATTAAAGATACAGTTGTCGCTCTACCTATATAGAAAGCAGAACCCGTAGTGGATTGAATATTTCCTGTTTGAGCTGGTGTAGTTCCTGCTTGTGAGCCATTAACGAATAATCTCATATTAGAGCCATCATATTCAGCTATTACATGATACCAACTTCCAGCAGTTGGAGCAGCAGTTATGTTTCCACCAACTTGTCCTGATGTAGTTGTAGTATAAAATTGTAATTGAGTAGTAGCAGTTCTTAATATAAATTTATTATTTCCAGCCGTTGCCCAAGCTCCAGAAATACCTTGTGTTCCAGTTAAATTAGTTTGTTTAACCCACGCTGATATAGTAATATTAGCTAATCCTGCAACAAAACTATCTGTTCCTATTGTTGTATATCTCCCAGAAAGATAACCGCATGACGCACTTCCTGTTTTTGGAGCTTCATTTACACTTACACTAGTATGTGTTCCATTTGAATTTCCCATCGTATCAAAGGCTGTTGTACCTGATGCCTCATCTAATTCCCAATAATGTAACATACCTTTACGTAGGTTAATATCGCTAGAAAAATGTGATGTTGGGAATGTAAACATATTATGCGAAGTTTTGAGTAGCTACGGCATACATAAGTGTACCATCAGATACACAAGTTATAATGTCTACCCTACCTGCTCCTGTTGTCATTGTTGGATCTACACCACCAGGAAATTGATAGTTACTATTCCAAGCTACTGTAAAACTACCAGTTTGTTTTAGTATTATAATATATGTTGCGCCTGGTTGCTGATTTGTTGCTGCTGCAATGGTACAATTTCCTGTAACACTTACTATTCTTGTTTGTTGCGTAGAACAATTCCAAGTTACTGTACCTGCACCACTACTTATAGTTCCAGCTTCAAACCATTGTTGAGCAGTCCAAGCATTAGCATTGGCTAAGTCTAAAGTAAATGTCCTATTAGTAGAGCCATTAAAGGTTCCAGCAGAAGATAATCCAACTCCTGCTGTAAGAACTGCTGAATCGTTATCTAATTCACTAAATGACGCTTGACCCCATACTGCTGTTCCCGAAACACCTGACCATCTTAGAAGGTTATTAGTAGCATCACCACCACTTGGTATATGTTTATTCCCTGCTGTACTTAAATGTGTAATATTAGGAGTAGATCCTCCTGATGAAACTATTGGAGAAGTTGCAGTTACATTACTTACATAAGGTAATGTTGATATATCTGCTCTAACAACTCTTCCCCCACTTGAATCATGATATAATATATAGTCTCCACTAATTGGCGAATTCAGTACTGCTGCAGACATTACTACATTATTGGTAGGTGTCTGTTCGTAGTCTATATGTATACTATCAGCAAGAACAGTCAATCCACCTGCAGCATTCCCTAGTCCTCCCACTGTAGCAACTACATTAAATGTTCTAGCTGTTGAACCATTATATGTTAAACTAGTAATACCTGTACCTGCCGTTAGTATAGCATGAGTGTGTCCTGTTGCTGATATACCTGCCTCAGCTAAGGTGTTATTAATCCAAGCTGTACCATTCCATTTTAATAATTCACCACTTGTATTAGTTGTTATAGTAACATTTGAGTGTGAATCAAGTGTATGAGCAGGTGCTGATGGGACTGCCCACGTATTATCTCCTCTAAGGAAAGTAGTAGCAGAAGGTGTTCCTATTGCACTTAGCATTGCTATGTCTACTGCTCCTGGCTGTATTGTTGTTATGCCATCTCCTGTGGATACAACATCCCCACTATGATTTGGGTGTACGTAGTTATTGAATGATAAATTAGCATTGAAGTAAGCGTTCATTACACTTACATCCATCCTTTTAATTACACCTCCATCATTTATCAGAAGTTCATCTGTTCCGATTAACCCACTAGTTAGAGCAGTTTGTCCTGTGATCGAGGCTACTAGTAATGTAGTTGTTCCATCTGCTACTGATGATACATGTCCACTATGGTTAGGGTGAATATAGTCATTAAATGGCAATTGATTAATTGCAGCTTTATAAACAATACTATTGGTTGCATCCCTAATTAGAATTAAGTCAGTATCTATAAATGTTACAGCTGTTCCATCAGTTGCAGCAGCTATAACACTATTACTTGTTGTACTATAGTCTAGTTGAATATTATTTACACCTAAGTCAATTCCAAGTCCACCAACTATATCTACAGTTACTACTCCCGAAGTTCCTCCTCCTGTTAACCCATTTCCAGCTATAACTTCAGTTATTGTTCCAGTATTGTTAGTGAAAGCTAAGTTAGCATTGAAATAAGCATTGAATACACTTACATCCATTCTCTTAATTACTCCACCATCTGATATTAATATCTCATCTGTTCCAACTAATCCGGTAGTTAGAGCTGTTTGCGCTGTGATCGCTGAAACTGTAACTACTGTTGCACCATCACCTGTTGATGTAACTTGCCCGGAATGATTAGGGTGTGTATAGTCATTCGCTGTAACTGAGCCTGTATACCCTAAGTCTGCTAAAGTTAAGGTTCTTGTGGTTACACTATCTACAAATCCATTAAGAACATTTATATCATCAAACACAACTGCTCCTGTCAATGCCAGGGCACTATAATCATAAGTTTGTATTAATGAATATCTGCCATCTAGATCAACTGTTGGGTTTGCTGCTCCCAATACTGTAGCTGTTAGTATACCATTAGTGGTATTAAATGATAAGCCTGTTAAGTAAAAGTTGTTATCTACTCCTCCTAATAAAGAACTATTCGTACCTGCAGCATCTAAGTATCTTAAATCATTCCCTGTGACATATAATAATCCACCACCTACTACAGTCCCTGTTGGGGCTGTTGTTACTTCATTTATTCTAATAACTCCTACTCCTGCTACTGTTCCTCCAAATGAACCGGATGTTGTTGTCCCAAGTAATTCTAAATTATTTCTAGCTCCTGTAACAGTTGAAGTTATGGCTCTTAAAGAACCATTAACCCATGCCATTTCTCCTGTTATTTGATCTATGCCATACCCTGCAGAAGATCCTTTTGTTGAGTATTGTGGATTGGTTGCCGAACCTGTTACTCCTAAGTAGAATCCTGTATTAGAGTCAACAGAAGTTACTGCTTTCTTAAATTGATTATTAGCAGTACCAATGCTTAATGAATTTCCTGCCCCAATTAGATTAAGTGAAGTAGCAGATCCAGTTATAGATACAGCATCAACACCAGCAACCTTAAATTGTATATGGTTATTTGCTGATGAATCCATAACAAAATACGATGATAGAGTTCCATTTCCAAGTGTTAGAAACTGTGTTATCGAATCATATACTAGTCCGACATCTCCCTCTATTGTACCATCTCCTGTCCAAACCCCTACTTGGTTATTTACAGGAGTACCTACTTTGAATACATCCCCATAGTTAGGAGTAAAGAATTCATATGCAGTACCACCAGCATTTCTTCTTAACATCTGTAGTGGTGTCCCAGTAATTGCTGTTACAGGAGATGTCCCATTCCCTATCAATACACCTGTTAATGTAGAAGCTCCCGTACCACCATTTAAAACAGATAAATCTGTTCCAGACCAATTTGAATTATTTATTGAAGCAGAACCCCCTAATGTTAATATCGGGGCTGTTGCTGTACCTGATTGTGTTAATGTTATTCCACTAGCTGAACCTGACCCTGTTACAGAAGTTACAAAACCTAGATTGGCATTAAAGTAAGCGTTCATTACACTTACGTCCATTCTCTTTAGTACCCCTGCATCTGATACTAGTAATTCATCTGTCCCTACTAGTCCAGTAATTAACTCAGTCTGTGCAGTAATTGATGAAACATGTAATGCTGTGGCTCCATCTGCAACTGAAGTTACTTGTCCACTATGATTTGGGTGTACATAGAAATTAGCATTTGTAGCTCCTGTGTACCCTAAATCTGCTAGGGTCATCGTTCTCTTGGTAGCATTAGTTACTGAACCAATAGTATTAGTGGTTAGAAGATCTATAACTTCAGCTCCTACTGTATCAATAGAGAATGCCGTAAAAGTTGGATGTGTATATACTGTATCTGTTGCTGTTATTGTTAGCTCATATGTAGGCCCTACTGTATCTGTCCAATTAATATCTATGTTTGCACCTTCAACTAAATTTACCTGTTGCCCTGATAATAAGGTTACAACAGTAGTATCTCCATCCCTTAGTTTCCAATTATTATAGTTATCAGCTGTAGGCGATCCAGTATATCCTAAGTCAGCTAGGGTCATTGTCCTAGTTGTAATGTTTGTAACTGCCCCTATTGTATCTGACGTAAAAATATCTAATACTTGTGCACCACTAGTGTCAATATTCCTAGCTGTATAAGTAGGATGGACATAGTTATTTGCTGTAGGCGATCCTGTATACCCTAGATCTGCTAAGGTCATTGTTCTTGTAGTGATATTTGTAACAGCTCCTATCGTATCTGATGTGAAGATATCTAGTACCTGTGCCCCTGATGTATCTATATTTCTAGCTGTATAGGTTGGATGTGTATATACTGTATCTGTTGCCGTTATTGTAAGTCCATAAATAGGTCCAACAGTATCAGTCCAATTGATATCTATATTTGCTCCTTCAATTAAATTTATTTGTTCTCCGGAACCGATCGTAACAATAGTAATATCTCCATCTCTTAGGTTCCAACTTCCATAATTATCATTAGTGCCTATTAATTCATATCTACCATCTAGATCTACTGTTGGATTTGTTGCACCTAATACAGTAGCCGTTAAGATACCTGTACCTGTTCCAAAACTTAGTCCAGTTAGGTAGAAATTCTCATTATTATCAGTACCATTGGATGCTGCAGTTATTAAACCCTTAGCATTTACTGTGATATTAGCATTGGTAAATGAACCAACATTTGCATTCACTGTTGCTAGTGTAATTGCTCCATCTGCTACAGACGTTGCATCTCCTGAGTGATTTGGATGAGTATATACAGTATCTATGTAATTACCTACATGAATATTTGTTGCTCCTTGATCAACTGTCCAATCAATATGTTCATTAACTAGTCCTAGGTGAGTATCAATTTGTACGTGTGTATTTGTACCAATATTTGTTAGTAACGTGTGATCTGTAACTCCAGCAGGTATAGTTTCCCATGTATATAGTCCTGCTGTAGCTCCTGCTGTTAAGACTTTACCATTATTTGTAGTGCTATTTGCAGGGACATGTCTATTCCCATCAGTATCTAGATGACTTATAACTTGACCTGTAACTACTATTGGTGAAGTTGCTGTATATGGTACTTCTGCTGTTAGATATCCTACTAATGAATGATCTCCCCAACCAAATGCCGTATTCCAATTTGTTGAATTATCTGTAAAGTCGGTGATGTCTCCTATTAAGTGGGTATGGCCTACTGCTGATATCCCTGCTTCTGCTAGGGTATTATTAACCCATATTGTCCCATTCCATTTAAGAATCTCATTTGTTGTTATTGTAGTAATAGTTACATCTAATAAATCACTTAGTGGTTCTGCAGTGATATCGAGTAAATATGCCTGTAGATCTGTGATATCTGCCTCTAGATGTGTATGACCTAATAAGCTATATCTTCCATCTAAATCTACAGTAGGGTTAGAAGCTCCTAATACTGTTGCAGTTAGTATACCTGTACCGATAGCAAATGATAATCCTGTTACATAGAAGTTATCATTGGCATAGTTAGGGATATTAAGAACCCCTAATGATAATGTTGCGGCTCCACTAGTTCCTGTTGTAGTCAAACTTTCTACAATCCCTAGATTATCTGTCCATCCAGAATCATTCGTAATCTCAGATCCCAATAATTTTCTCCATGATGCTGTAGATATCCCGTCTGCAAAATATCCCCATCCGGCAGTCAATGCTGTAGCAGATAGATCTAGTATGTTTAATTCACCTGCCGTAGCAGTTAAATCTGTAATATCACCAACTACATGTGTATGTCCTAATAAGGAGAATCTACCATCAATATCTACTGTTACATCAGGCTGTAAACTAACACTAAATGTTATTACTCCTGTCCCTGTATTAAAAGTAGCTCCATCTAAGAAGTCATTATCGTTAGCATCTGTAGTTGTATAGAATTCTAAAGCATTGGCTGCAGCATTTACTCTTACTCCTTTTAATGCTTGTCCAACATAAGTAGAAGGTGTATCTGATAAATTAAGAAATGTACTCGCTCCTGCTGACCCGGAGTATCTAATTCTTATTGCATCTCCTGCAGAATCTGTCTCGATGATTATATCTGTACCACCAACCAATTTTAACGTGTCAGATGCATTGTCTGCTACCACATCTGCTGAACCCCATGTAAACCCTACATCTGTTACTGATGAAAATGTTCCAAATGAATTTGATTCTGATTCTAGGTATCTTCCATCTAAATCAACAGTTAGGTCTGTTAATCCACTTCTTGTGGCAGTTAAAATCCCTGTCCCTGTTGCAAATGATAGTCCCGTTACATAGTTATTGGTATCCACTGGAGTAGCACTTGTAAATAATCCTGTGACAGAATTATATGAAGTAAAAAATTCTCCGGCTACTAGAGCTTTTGTAATTGGAAGTTGTGTTGCAATAGGTAAATAAAGACCATCATGATCACCCCAACTAAAGGCTGTATTCCAATTTGGATTCTCAGTAAAGTGAATAGATGTATCACCTATGTGAGTGTCTATCTGTGCATGAGTATTTATACCTATACTTGTTAAACCTGTATGATCTGTGATCACTACATCAGGTGTCTGCCATGTATACACTCCAGCTATTGCTGAAGCTGTTAAGACTTTACCATTATTCGTAGTGCTGTTAGCAGGCACATGCAGGTTACCGTCTCCGGTCGGATGTACATATTCATTTGCATTAGTATCCCCGGTATAGCCTAAATCAGCTAAGGTCATCGTCCTTTTAGTAATACTTGTAACAGAACCTATTGTATCAGAAGTAAAAATATCTAGTACCTCAGCTCCAGACGTATCAATACTTCTTGCTGTGTAAGCAGGGTGTGTATAGACTGTATCTGCTGAAGCTATTGTAACTACTCCACCAGCACTGTAACTTATTGTTACATTTGCACCTTCAACTAAGTCTAGGTTTCCACCACTTATTACAGTAGTTCTCTGTATATTATTTGTCTTAAGATTCCATGACCCATATAAGTCATATAGTCCAGCATGATCTCCCCAAGAGTAAGCTGTATTCCAATTTGGATTTTCTACAAAATGGATAGTCGCATCTCCTATATGAGAATCTATTTGAACATGGGTATTAGTACCAATATTTGTTAATAGTGTATGATCTGTTATAACAGTAGCTGGAGTTTGCCATGTATATACTCCTGCCACTGCTGTAGCTGTTAGTACATTACCATTATTTGTTGTACTGTTTGCAGGAACATGTAAATTGCCATCCCCTGTAGGGTGAATATATTCATTTGCATTAGTGTCTCCAGTATAACCTAAATCGGACAAAGTCATCGTCCTTTTAGTTACATTGGTTACACTACCAATAGTATTAGTAACTAGTAAATCTATTACCTCAGCACCTGCTGTGTCAATACTAAATGCAGTATAGGTAGGGTGAGTATATATTGTATCAGGAGGTGTAGCACTTGTGAATAGTCCAGTTATAGAGTCATAGGAAGTAAAATATTCCCCTGCTACTAGTGCCTTTGTAATCGGTAATTGAGTTGCTACAGGTAAGTATAGTCCAGCATGGTTTCCCCATCCGAAAGCAGTATTCCAATTAGTACTATTATCTGTAAAGCCATAGTCTGCTAATAATGTACTAGGGGAGAAGTGATTTAGATCACTAATTTGTGATTCTGTAATAGTTAATGCTGCTTGATGTTGGACTACACTCGTCTGTGTAATATTTGCATCCGGTACATTTGCCCAAGTTACAGCTGAAGTTAGATCATTAATCTCAGCTCCTGCAGGTGGTAAAGATGCCCATGTGTTATCTCCTCTTAAATATTTTGTAGAATCAGGAGTTCCCGTTGCTGATAAGCTCGCTGTAATACTTGGGTCTGTGATTGTACCTCCATCAACTAAATTAATAAATGTACTATTATTTACAGTAAGAGTGTCAAGTGCTCCACCACCTGATGCTATAGTCCATTTCTTTATTTCAAATGATACTGGATCCCATACTAATGCTTCCATTGTAGCATCTCCTACAGGAACCGTATTTAGAGTTACTACAGGGAATAGTTCTATCTTAAGATCACTAGTAGTAGTCCTAAACCTAATCAATCTATCATTAGCAGATATATAGCTAAGAGCATCTGATTTATCAGGCTGTAAAGTAAAGGTTGCTTTAGTACTTGGTACAGTATCCTTAACTAATATGTCAAATCTTACGGGGTCTATAAAATCTAATGCCTTTTCTACTACAGATCCACTACCAATAAGTGTTGCATAGTGATTAGTTGAGTCATCATATATTTCTATCCTATTATCTACAGATCTTAATGCAAATCCAGATACCTGTAATTTCTTGGTTACATTATCCCACAAGTAATCATTATACCCAGCAAAGGTTCCATCAGGTCCATGTACTTGAATACTCTGCTCTATACCTCCGGGAACTACTACTGCAACAGGAGGAGGAAGTTCTACTAACAAATCAGAAGCTAGTACTTTCTTCAGTTCATAACCATCACTTGCATCTGCAATAAGAATATAATCTTCTCCTTGGATAGTCTCAAGATCTCTACGTGTAATAGCTATGCTCTCTAAAGTAAGATTAGTACTCCCAATAACGTCTCCTGTATGTACTAATTCTACAGCTTCATTTGCTGCCGCTTCATTAATAATTGTGATAATCTGTGTGACAGATTCTATTGTCCAATTTACAAACCCTCCAGAATAACTCTGGATAGCAATTAAGGCTTCATCTGATAGATTTTCAACATCTTGTAAACTTAAGAGAAATTCTACAAAATTCTTTTCTAATTGTGACTTACAGGCCATCTATTGTATTTTTAAGTATTCACTAATCCATGTACTCACTTGAGCCTTCATTGCGCTAATGCCTGCTGCATTAACTAATGGTTGAGGACCTAGACTAGTAACTGTAGTCTGTGAGGCTATTACATCGATTAAACTTTCCATGAACGTCTTGAGTGCATTTGCTAATACTGCTTTCTCAGTTCCATTCCCAATCTCAAATCCTTCTTGAGTGAAACTATATCCACTCGTACCTTCTTTGATTCTACTATCTATTTCGTCAGAAGTCATATTAATAAATGTACTCCCTACTCCTTCTTTACCACTGTTTACTACTATTTCATGTGAAACAGTTGCTACTTGTCTACTTGTAATTGAGTCAATAAGTAAAGCTCCTGAAACTGAAATATCTAGAGTACCTTCTCCATTTGTATTTCCAACATTTATTCTCATTGACCCACCTTTCCCATTAGATGAGTTAGCAGATATATTTATCTGAGCCCCTCTTGCTAATCCTTGTATTGTAACCGTCCCATCTTCTCCATCCTGCATGAACTTAAATTCACCTTCTTCAATCTGTGACATCTCATCTTTACCATCTAATATCGCAACAACAATTGGCCGGTTCAATATAGGAATATTTACCCACACTACATAAGAACCTAATGACTCATCATCCTCCGGAAATTTAAGTCTCTGTAATAAACTTGGGTCTATATCTACATCATGTACAACATCCATATTCTCTTTACCCAACATTGATATAGTAGCAGTTTGATAGCAATGCTTAAGATGCTTAGCTCTATCTGAGTTAGGCGGGATTATTACAGTTGAGATACCACAATATTCTCTTTCAATACCCTTCTTTCGTATTACACCTTCGAACATCTTATTTATCTTTAAATTGACTTCTAGTTCTAAAGAAATTAAATACTTCTCTATTCACTCTAAAATTAGTTGCTGTACTCCCTTGTGAATTCTTAGAGGTACCATCTGTACTATCATTTACCTTTAACTGATTTTTTAGAAAGTTATTTAATTTTTCAATACTAATGATATTAAAGTATGATAATTCTTCTCCTGTGCCAGGGACTGTTTCTTCTCCTGTTACATAGTCAAGAACCATTCCTCTTGTTACAGTTAATATCGTTGTTCTATCTATTGGGCCACCTCCATTAAAATTATGTGTAACTCCTGTGATATAAAATATCTCATTGGTTGGTTTATAATGAAACCATGTATTCTTCTTAAATCGCCTGTCTCCATTTATAGAAATTGTCCCTCTCCTTGTAAATGGAAGATAAGCATGTGTTTCTATTACCCAAGTTAAATCATTTATTCCTTGACTTCTTACATATGCAGCATTATCCGGACCATTAGCATCATCTACTAGACTTACAGGGATCATATTTGAAGACCCTTTCCATCGTCTTGTACCATACATTTCTGCGTAATCAGGTAATGGAACAGTTGGGATAACTGAGAAGACCGTTTCTTTTCCACCTGTTGCTGCCTTATAATCTAATTGATATAGGCTATACACTTCAGTTTCCCAATCTAGGGATTCATTTAGTACATCTTTATTATCTACAAAGACATTAGTAAAGTACCCTATGTCAATAAACTCCTTCACTCTCTTCTTATCAAAAGGAGGCATTCTGAATATCAGATGCCAATGCTTATTGTAAGTATCCATTATAGTCTCTATCCAAGGCTCTTGTGCATAGTTGAAGATTAAATCAAGTAATGACCCATCCGGTGTACCTAAACCAGTATCTACTAATCGTCTCTCCTTAATATTTTCATCAAAACCTAGTTTTACAGATCTCCAAATACCATTTCCACTTTGTGTAATAAATTCTGATGTAGCATCATTTTTACTTGTAGTTGTAATAACACTCCCTTCAGAATTACCATTTGTAGTTTCATCAGGGCAAACAGTAATGTTTGACAATACATTAATGATAAATAGTACTGCTTCTTGAACACTTCTATATCTAGGTTCGGCATAGAAATTATATGCTTGTCTGCCTCCTGGACCGAATGATCTCTTTAATAATCCATCTTCTTTTTCTAGGAAGAAGTTATGCCCTTCCCATAGATTTGAATACATATATGACCCATCTTCAATCAGCAACTTGGATAAATCTCTACCTTGTACATCAATTGTTATATCATTATCTCCTGGACTAAAACTCTGTGATACACTATCAATGAGACCAATCATATCATATAATCCAAAGCCCCAAGGAGCTGTGTTATCTCCTGCTGCTTCTGAGATCCCATCTTGTATAAAAGATCTCTCTTCATCTATTTCATTATCTAGTGGCTCAAAAGCAATATATACAATATCATTCTCCTGCAGGGCCATATTGAATATATAGTTACCTCTTTTAAGATCTCCTGACTTATTCTTAGTAAAGACAGTTGACTGTGCAATCATATCATCACCAGCATTACTTATTGTAGATCTATCAGACTCCCAAGTACTACTTGCTTCACTATATTCTGACATTACGGGAACAAGAGTAAATGAGAAATTTCCTCCCATCTTATCTGTATGTGTCTGCATTACCTGTACATATCTAGATACATCTATCCATCTCCCTAGTAACTCTGTTTCTTTATTCTTCTTTGGTTGCCCTTCGATATAGGACATTGCTCTACTCCATATCTTAACTCTAGCATTCGGAACAGCTTGTGTTACTGTACTCCCATCTCTTGTAGATTCGGTAATAACTGTCTGCTGATAGGTATCATCATTTATAATCTTATCTACTTCATCAGATAGATATGAGAGAGTATTTGTATTACGGTTCTTACTGTCACTGCCTATAACTTGATTTCTCCCTCCATCTCTTGCTGCTACAGCCCTATTAATTTTATCTTTAGGGAGAAAAATAACAGTTCCGGGTATAAATTTCTCTTTCCAAGTTACCTGTTGGCCTGTTGCAATATTTACTAATTGAACTTCAAAAGCTGCTCTATATTCTTCTTTCTTATTAGGAGTATATTGATTAAATATTCTTTCTAGGTTAGTGGTATTCCATTTATCTTTGAATGACAGAAGATCACTCCCAGAGATTCCTACAAATAGTGTATCATTACTAACAACTTCTTCTGTAGTATCGTAGTAGTCTCCTAGAGTATAATATGTATAAGTATCTGCCATTTATTTTATTATTTACTCCCTGACATAATTACTGTAGCAGGATTCTTAAGATTAGTAGTAGAATTAGATTTGCCTAGACTTGAGAATGCTTTTATAACAGCTTCTTTACCTGCTGCTTCTCCTAAACTTAATATCGTTTTTGTAGTCTCTACTGTTGCTTCTCCTAAAAGTGCTAATGCATTAGTTACCATTGCAGAAGACTCAGCTACTGGATTTACACCTACTCCACCTGTTATAGTTTCTTGTGCTGATAATTCCCCTACTCTCCCTGCCCCTCGTCTATATTTTCCTTCATTTGTAGGTGAAACACTACCTGTTCTCATTATCTCTTCTACTTCTGTAGTAGTAAAGTCTCCCATATACTTCAGGGACATTTTCTTTTCAAAGTCACTTTGATCACTATTTAGTACTCTACTAATCATCAAATCATCAAGTTGTCCACTTGCACCCCTTTCTTCTTCTTTAAGAAAGTCCCAATAACTTCCTCCTCCATTCTTCTGAAACTCAGAAAGTTTTAATGCTCTAAGTTCTTCACTACCTCCTGATGCCATTGCATCAAGTTTACCAATTGTCTGCTTAGCTCTTCCAACATCTTTTACTGTCTGTCCTGACATTATCTGTTGAATGATTGCCATATTTTTAAAAGTAGAACCTTCACCTGTAGCCATGAACTGTTTCTCAGTCATCTCTAGTTGTAATTCTAGTAACTCCTCTGTTCTTGCTCTATGTAATACTGTGTCTTTATCAGTCATTACCATCCTAGCAGCTCCCATTGCTTCTACAGCGGTAGCATCTCCAAATCTTCGTGTTCTCCCAAGTGTTTCTCCATTAATACCAAATCCTTGTTCTAAAGCAGCTACCCTATTCATCTCTGTAGGATCTGTTACTGTACCTCCACTTGATTTCATCAATGCAGCTGCTCTCTTTATTGCCTGTGCTCTTGTAAGATCTGTCCCTTTATGTACATCATCATATTGAGTAGGGTGTGCATTTCCTGTAAGTTCTGCAATTTCATCTAGTGCACCATAATAATCACTACCTGCTTGTATTGACATTCCTGCTCCTCCAAGAGCTATTCCCCCTGCTAGTAAAGCATTTCTAGCAAGATCATTTTCCTGTCTAGCTGCTTTCTTATGCATATAGCCTGATGATGAATTCAATCCCATTGAGTATAAATCTCCGGGCTGTGTAAACCGACCCATTGAAGAAATAACTGATGTTGTCTTATTTGACTTCCCATCTCCATCGTCAGGTTCAGTATCTTTTAACATCTGTTTTTGGAAGGTCTGCTTCAAGGCCTGTTCATGATCTTCCATTGTATCTATCTCCTTATCAGAAGAAATCTTTGATTTAACAGCATCTCTATTTGCAGTAATCTCAGCAGTTGAAGTTTTTAGAGTTGCATCTAGTATCTGCTTAAGTAAATCAGTCTGTAACTTATCTTCTTTGGACTCAATAGATATTTTCTGAAGATCTTTTGCTAGTTGAGTCTTACCCATTACACCTGTATTCCCAGGCTTCTGTCTAGCTTCTAACTCTCTTTGTTCTTTATTAAGCTTATTTCTCTTCTCAATGGCTGAAATCTCTTCATTCATCAGCTTAATAAGTTCTCTTGAACTTGTTGCTTGCTTCTTAGCATCCTCTGCTATACCTCTACCTAAAGCTAGGGCACCTTCTTTTAGTTTACTGAGTCTATCAGCAACCCCGGTATCAGATGCTGTAATTCTAATTTCTCTATCTACAGTATTGCCCATTAAAGTTGTATTTTATCAAATAGTTTATCCTTCTCCTCCTGCGACATCTTATCTTCTGAAGCCGATAACCAATTACCATACCCCTTAATATATGGCCTATCCCTTAATGATGTAACTGAACCCTCTTCCTCTTGCTTCTTGTTTGCTATGTAATCTTCTACAGCTTCATCATACAACCTCTCTTCTTCAATCTCCATCCATATATCTACCAGGCACATTTGCTTATGACTAGGGGAGAAAATTGGTATTTGGTATTTACTCCTCCAAGTCTTGTCGTATGGATATTTAAGGTTCCAAGATACAATATACTTAGTCAGTTGATCCTTTGTCATCTTTCTCAATCTTGATTTCTTCTTCCGGTTCATCAAGTTTTCTGATCATGTCTTCATAATCATTCCACCAAGGTAAAAATTGTTCTTGATATACTTTCAGTAATCCCTTATGTGTGTCTGAGACCTCTATACTTCTAATATCTACCTTTAAGTCTTTTAAAAGACTTGGAGACAATACAGAGAAATACGCAATTAAATCGATATAATTTAATGCTCTTGACATCCATACAGTACCTGTGAGAATCATATCAGTGTACTTCCCCTTGGATAGCATTAGTTTCATTGACTCAATGTCAATCATTTGTTGAATGGTTGGCCACTCAACTGTGTATTTGTTCTCCACCTTTGAATCCGGAGTCTTTACAATTAATTCTTTACTTCTTTCCATTACAATTTTGATTTATTTATTAACAAAAAAGACGGCAGTTATGCCGCCTTTAAAATTATCAATTTTACTTGTGTATTCCTACTATTAAGACGGAATAATTATGATTGGATTTTTATAAGTAAAGTCCTGATCTCTTCCCGAGATTCCATTCTCAGTAATATCAAATCCATCTCTGTCAAGGAACATACCTTCAATTCTTGCAAATGGCTCAGGAGTATTATTTAACAATAGCCCGGTTACTGGATCTATTGCATCCTGAATTTTCTTAAAGATATCAAGACTTACACCCTCTTCCTGCAAGAGTACATGCTCTACCCACTGTGCTACTGAAGTTGCTGTTCTTGTGATACCTAAATCAGGAGATCCATCGATTCCCGCTACTCCATCAGAAACATACTGAATTGAATAGAATGAGCAAGATACAGTACCATTCCATTGGGTTGCAGGTAACTCTTGTGGAGTTAACTCGCCAATTCCTGATACTCTCCCTCTATTAATATTCTCAGTAACTCGGATGTTACGCATCTTACCAATTGGCTTACCATTTAGTTTGATTATAGCTAATGCGCCTGTTAATACTTGAGCCATCTTATGTAGTTTTAAATTTTTATATTATTAATTATTTACCCCTTAAAAGTTTAAGAAAATGGTACCTGTGAAGAACAACTTAGTAATTTCTGTATTGAAAATTACATCGTAAGTAACTTTGTAGGCATCATTATCTATGGTAACATTAACATTTCTAAAGGAGATAATCAAATTATCTGCTGTAGTTGTTGCCGTCTTCCCTTTTAAATATCCTTCTGTGAATGTTTTAATATCAGAAGCACTTAATGTATTTCTGTTTGTTCCATCAGGATTCTTAAGTAATTGCTGTGTAGCATTTACTACAAGTTCTCTATTCACTTGAGCCACCATACGTCTCAATTGAATTGAATGAGTAGTTCCGTTTGGATTAACTAAAGATGAATTGTTTTGAATTGAATTCACACCCTGTATTACACTAAATGATTGCCCATCTGAATGAGACATAAGTACACCATACTTAAGTCCTTGTTTCTGTTCTTTCAATGACAACTTATGGATCTCTCCATCTATTTTAATTTTCTTGAAGGTAATAGGAATTTGTGGCTCTAATCCGGCCAATCTTCCACATACCACAGCTGCTTTATGAAGTGATGTTCTAGGAACATATCCATCCGCTGTAAGCGTAGAATTTTTAATAGGACCTCCATGACAAACAACCACTCGATCATTGTCATAATAAACTGCCGTATCAATAGATGAGTTAGTAGTTCCTAGGGCAAATGAATTTACATCCACTCCACCTCCAACTACCATTATTTTATCCCCAAATGTATCACCATCAGCTATGTGAGCAAGGATTTTCCCATTATCAACAGATTGAGCACCTGCTCCGTATCCATCTGCTAATACTAATGAGTAATCTAAGTTTTGCACCTGAGCCAATATTTCATCTACTCTAGCTGTATCATATGTCTCAGTACCAGCAGCAAATAATGTATTTCCTGCATTAGCAACGATATCCGCTGGATCCATTGCACCTGTAAGAACAACTGTCTTAGAACTTAGTTTAAAGGATGAACCAAATCTTGCATCGGTTTCCATCCATGTATGTAGTTCTGCAATATTTGTAAATTCGGGAGAAGATACTACAAGTTCAGGAAGCGTGTCAGCTGCCCCCACCTCATCCCAAGGATATCCATTTGGATCATTACCTTTAAATGTCCCTCTCCAAAACTTAACTATATACTTAGTAATATCATCTACTCCAGCTCCTAAAGTTACTGCGTACCCTTGTGTAAGAACTGAAGAAGTTTCTACTCCATTACCTACGAGACCTTCATTTTTAGCTTGAATAACTGCTGTTCCTCCATTAGTTCCTGCAGTGTAATTTAATGTTACAGTTGCTGCTGCTGTGGTAGCTGCTCTAGCATAAAATAATTTAGAAATACCGTTTCCTCCTCCTGCTCCATTTGGCTGAAAAAGTGACTGTGCTATATCCCAAAGGATACCACCACCAATAGCCTTTCTAAATTCTGCTAATGTCCCTGCTTCATATATTGAATCAGCTCCGCTGGATATATCTCCTACAATTCCGGATCCGGCTCCATAGCCTGCTCCTGAACCTGTGTCTATTAGCAGTACATTACCATAAGATAATGATAAAGCAGGGTTGGTAACTCCTGATATAAACTGCGAGTAAGAGCCCGGTAACTCTATAACTTTATTGTTGAATGTGAAATTCGTTGCCATATCTTTTTGAAATTATTTACTAAATATAATGAAAAATACTAGATTAATGCCTCTTTTTTGAAGCTTTCTTTCCATTCTTTGATGGTTTTTTTGTCCGCACCCCTAAATTTAAGGTTTGCAACATATCTAATACCATCCTGTGCACCAATAATATTACAATAAGCATCCGCTGTATATGTAAGCTCTTTAGTCATTTTTTCGTTACTAGGGGATGAAGACCTTACTTCTTTGATCTCCCTAATTTTCTTTTTTGCCATAATTCCTTGTTTTTATATTATCCCCCTATTGGGTTTTCCTCAGTATCAATTATTGTATCCCCACTTATCGGTCCAGGACCTATAACGGGAGTAACTGTTTGGTCATTAATTTTACTCATCTGAAGATATACAAGACTACCAATTGTATTCAAGATAACTTCGGGTACATTTAGTTCGTATGAAGCATGAAAGTTAATTGACCTTGCATATATACCTGCAGGAGCTACTTCTTGACTCAATTGAATATCTCTACCACTAATTATTGGATTAATAAATCCAAATAATTGTATATGTTCATATAATGAAATCAACATAGATTTTATTACATGATAGATAATTACCGTCTCAAAACTATTGTTAGAAGTTACGATAATGTTTGCATTCATTGAAAATTGTCTATTCAGTACAGGCCTCTGTGTAGTACCTATTACTTGTTCAGGAATATATCCTTGATCGATACCAATTCCATCTGCTCCTTTATCTTCCCCTGCCATCATAACATGGATAGTCGGAATCTTAGCCCTCTCTCTATCAAAGAATAGTCTACTATCTAGATATTTTGGGTGATCTACATTTCTATTTATAAATATTTCTACTGCTTCTTCATACCATTGGAATTTCCCTGTGTCTGCTTGTTTTGTTTCATTCAGTAAATACCACAGTATAGTAGTAGATGGTACTCCACTATTTGCTGCATAATCAGCTCTTATAGCTTTTAAGCAGGACTTAACTATTTCATGTAAATGAATATCAGGTATCATATCTTACATTATTTGGTCTAGGAAGTTGTCAATTACATCTCCCACTACAGTTGGTACTTCTGCTGCATCCCAAGCTTTCTCAGCAAAATTTCTAGCTTTAATCCCAGGATGGATCCAAGATTCTTCCAAACTTTTTTTGGAAACTCTTCTAAAGGACATTATCGGTCCCCCTTTTCCTGCACCCCCTACTTGATGCACCCCCTCATATATACTCTTGTACTCTGGGATGAGTTGATCATCAAGTAAATTTAATTTAGAAGTCATTTTAGGGATCTTATATTCATCCGGAATATCGGATAAATTTAACTTAGCATCCGGATTTGCCTTCTGCTTTCCCTTGAGAATCTTAAATACATCATTTGGAAGTACCCCAGTAAATTTAGAACTCTCCCCCAATGCTCCGGGTTGTGCCCAAGAAAATGGTATTGTTAAGTACCACCCCAATGTTCCATCTGCTCCCCTGGTTATAATCTTCTTGCTACTATTCTCAAATCCTTTTTTCATATCGAAGGAGCTTGCTCCCTGCTCGATCATATTAGGTACAGTACCCACTAAGGTAAGGACATTTGTAAACCTACCTACTTCACTAGCTATAATACTATTCATGTACTGACTCCTGGAATTAGTCAGCCCTCTTTTGGCCTGGTTCCTCCATTCAGTATGAACAACTTTGGTCACAGTCTTTACCACTGCCTCCTTCAAATGATCAATGTCATCCTTTGTGAGATCAAATTCTTGGCTTAATGCCCGAGTATCTATTTGAATTGGTGGAAACATGTTAAAAACTATTATCTAGTAAATTATCGTTATTGTAGTTATTTCTATCAATCATATAGTGACTTCTTCTTCCTACTGCCGATATAGGGAACTGAACATCTTTATTTTTCCTTGTACACTCATCCTTTATAGTAGCTACCATTACATCTCTAGGAAGGTCCAATACTGTATATTCTGCTTGGTGCTTATATCTAATAGAAATTGTAGGGTTTGCCATATCCCCATCATCTATAAGTAATAACTTAATCTGATTTCTATCTACAGTAAAATCTACTCCCTCTATTAATAGCTGATGTTTCTGAGATACCCCCTTATACAAAAATACACTATAGAACTCAATTGGATTATACCTCAAGGTACCATACAGCTTTGTTGTGTCCGGCTGCTTCTTTAAAAATACAACCTGGCTATGCTCAGATTCACTATCTATTAGTGTAAGTCTATCCATAAAGGATATTCTATCCTCAGATCTAGCTGTTATATTTACTGTCCCAAGTCTTTCCTGTGACCACTCCTTCAACTTAGTATTAACATTCATTGACTGAAACACCATCCTAGTCTTTATTCTATTTACATAGAACCATCCGGATCCTCCACAATTCTGACAAGTTGGTTGCGGGGCTGCCCCATCCTTACTTGAACATGGACACTTTACTGCATGATCATGATAAACATCGTACCCTTTTTGTTGAATCAGGGCATCGAAGTCCGACTTGACCATATTTACCTCTGGCTTCTGTATTAAGCTTGGTGGTACTTGTTTGGTTATCGCTTTTTCATCTGCCATATTTTATAAAGATTGCATAGTGAATCCTTTGTAATATGACTTCATCATTGGCCAGGACTGCTTTAAGTCTCTAAGATATCCTGTTATTCTAGCTCCATAACCGGCATTGGTTGCTGATGATGTTGTAGATATTGACTGACTTAAACTATCAATCCCAATACTCTGTGAAGCTATACCTGCTCCTATAATAATATCCCCTAAAATATGAAATACATTAATAGCCGCCAACTTCCCAATGTAGTTAACCAAATCTTTTGGTGCAGTATCAAAACCGGTGCAATATATCCCATTCCAATAATTAGGGATCATCTTGTTACCAAAGAAACCTAAGTGAGGAGTTATCCCACTAAATACTACTGAGTTGGTTGTGGCGGCCCCATTTGTTGGAACCATATATAAGTTACGGAAATACATTTTCCCATCACTTGTCTTCCTAGAACTTAACCATTCAGTTGGATATGAAATTTGCTTTACATCATTTATAAAACCTTGTAATGAAAAAGCCTTCCTAATTGGATATGTAAATTTAACATACCCCCACGACTTATAGTCCTGCAACCAAAAATCCTGATCCTCTTGGATAATCTGTGGTATTATTTTAAGATCCAATGCTTGCTCCACCTCTAGTGTTGCAGACTGAATATAAAATTTAAGCATCTGATCAGACATTGACTTACCATCATTATCAGTTATCTTAATACCATAGAAATATGTCTCTAACAACTCTGTTGGAGACATTATCAATTCATTTTGCTTATACGGGCATTTAAGAGTAAGTGAGGGCATCTAATTGGATTTATTATTCTATGTTTTTCTTAACAAAATCAATCAATTCCGGTTTTCTAAGATCTTTCCAATCTTTATTTTTAAGACCGGCATCTTTACAGAGTTGCTGCAACTCAGCTACTGTCATGTCATCCATATCATACTCCTCCACATCCTCTTCAGTTATAGATCCCAAATCTTCATCATTATCAAGATTCATAGTAGTGGAGTCAACATCTACTGCATCTTCAATATCACTTACCTCAGCTTCAATAATTTCACCCTCCACTAAGGGATTTTCGTAAATTTCCTCTTCAGTACGATCTACCATATGATCTTCAACTAAGGAAATGGATAAATCCCTTGACATAAGTTCTTCAATTCTTGATTCGTCTTCTAACTCACCCACCAATTCTTGGTTGAAAGCTACAATTACTCCGTCCAATAATTGGACGCTAATATTTTTTCTATTTGGCTTACTTGTTCTGATTTTCATTTTACTACGATTTTATGTTTTTATATTTAGTAAATATAGTTAAAAATAAACATAAAAAAAAGAGGCAAGATTGTTCTTGCCTCTTAGTAATTATTTCCAGGTTCAACTGTTTATTATACAGCAGTACCAATATTGATAAATCTAACCATTTTCTTTGGTTGATAAAGGATTGGCGTACCATAAAGTAAAACCATGAACCTTTGAGCAGGACTTAACTGCGCAAGAGGCATTTTCATCAACGGAGCCAATTGCTTGAATTCGTAGATGTTTTGGTTAGACTCTAAAAGTAATGCTTCTTCTGTATCAGGTAACCAACGATTGGAATCGTTAACAGATAATGCAGCTCCACCATCATAACCTGCAGCTAACTCAGCAACAGATATTTCGAATAATGGGTACACATAAGATCCAGCCGCAGTATCATCTAATTTACTTCTGTAAATTACATAACCGGTTGGAGAATAAGCTCCAGCACCTGCAGTGAAAATAAGATTGGTAACATCACCAGCGGCAACTGTTACAGCACCTCCACCTAACTGAGTAGGAGCAGATTCACCGAATCTATTCTTAGCAGTTACAGCATAGATGTAATCTCCAGCATCAGCAGCAGCAAACTGTGAAGTTGCTCCTACAGGAGTAGTAGTTACACCAGCAACAGGAGAGGCAGGAGCTTTATTAGCTTCAGCAGAATCTGTTAATTTTTTAGGTGCAGCTTTTGCAGCAAATATATCGTAATCAAGTTCAATTTCTCCAAATTGAGAAGCAAAGTTGTTTACTTTTTGACCCATTGTTGCTCCAGTTACTTGAACTGTAGATGGGGAAATCAACTTTTTGTCATGGAAGTTTTTAACGAAGTTAGAAACTACTGATGGTGGGCCAATTAAAAGATTTGCATGACCATAATTTCGAATGATTGAAAGCATTGCTGATTCAATATTCTCTTCTTTTAATCGTGCACCTCTAAGATCCACTACCAAGTCGTTATTTAACTGATAGTCATTTAAAGTAGCGTAGCTACCGTTCACTCTATGCTGAGTGTATAAACCATTGAATTCCTGGCTAACGATGTTGGCATCAGCTCTAAATAAAGCTCGATCAGCTTTTCGGAGGATCCATTGAATACCATTAGTTACTTCACGTTGTACAGCGTTTCCGATGTAGTTTTTCACTAAGGTCATTGGATGAGTTACTGACTTAGTAACACCCATAAACTTCACTAACTCTGCTTTTCTGATGTAAGTAGCATCTTCTTCTTCCGGCAACTCGCCTTCGTTGTTGAAACCACCTCTCTCAGCACCGTAAGAATCCAATTGTAGGTATTCTTCCACTGTGTTAAAGGCAGGAGCTTTAGGAATTCTCTTCCACATTTTGATGTCTGACTCAGAGAAGGTCAGCACCTTTAAATTTTTCTCTAGACTCTCCACTTTCAATGGAGCACCTGATGCAGTAGTTAAATCAGTAGTCTCACGACCTGTGATTGAACCAGCTTCAAGGGCTTTACTAAGTTCCGCTACGCTTTCCGCAGTTTGTGGAGCTTGTGAAAGTGCATCATCTCCGAATCCGGCACTATGACCGTAGTTCGCTAAATTGATACTTGAATTTTCCATTTTTTGGTAAATTTTGTTTATAATTCTTTTACCAATCTTGGATCTGAAACGATCACTTTACAATTCTCCTTGTCGGAAGGTAAGGGGGAATTACCCCCTTTATATTTCTATCCTATAATTTTAATATTCTCTGACTTCTGAAGGTCATCAATGATAGATTTTTCTAATCTACCACCTCGTCCGGCTGCTTCAAATGCAGTCATTGCTTTAGCATACTTCATATTTGGATTAGCTCCACCTAAATCAGACTTTCTATCTAAAAGATCAATTATTTTAGCTCTAGCTTGATCATTATCTTGGTGTAAAACTACTTGATCAGCATCCATAGACTTCTCTAAGGTTGGATGATTTCTGTAGTTAGTGGCCGTAACTGATTTAGATGGGATTGGAGTATCTCCAATTCTCTTTACTTCAGCTATTGTATCATCTAAAGCTTTCTTTAGATCATCATTAGTCTTATTAACTCCATCTAAAGATTTCTCAAGGTCATCATTCTTATTAAGAACTTCTTGGGTAATTTCAGCCAACTTAGAAATCAAACTAGCTGTCTCACCTAACCCTCTTTCGATGGCTCCAGACATTGTAGTTTCAATACCCTTAATAAGGTCTGCTACTTCTGCGGATCCACTAAGGTTATAATCTTCTGATTTCTTAATAAATTCACCTTCTTTACCAATGGAAGCAGCATTTTCATCTCCTATCATTGTTTCAGCTTTAGCTCCTGGAGCTACTGGATAACCTGTAACTTCTCCTTTTTCGAATTTATCCTTAAACTTTTCTTTATACTCTTCCATTGCTTTGCGCAACTTCTGATAGTCTTCATCTTCTGACATTGCCTTCTCCATTGGATCTGCATCATCTTCATCTGAATCCTCTGTTTCAGTTTTACCTGGTTTATCATCCTCATCTTCATCATCAGACTTTTTCATCTTCCCCTTTTCAAGGTCAGCCTCTTCTGATATTGATTTTTCTAATTCAGCTACATGATTTTTAGCTTCTTGTAACTC